TAGGAGAAGGTTCTGCACTGCCCGTTGGTGTGCCCGTTCCGTGGCCCTCAGCAACACCACCAACGGGCTGGCTGAAATGTAACGGCGCAGCATTTTCTTCTGAAATGTATCCCAGACTGGCAATGGCTTACCCCACCAATAAATTACCAGACTTACGCGGTGAATTTATCCGTGGCTGGGATGATGGGCGCGGGGTGGATGCCGGAAGGGGCATCTTAAGCATGCAGGGGTGGTTAACAGGAAGTCATTATCATAATATTCGGTCATGGGACGCGTGGGATAACACGGTACTGGTGCCAAATGACAAAGGAGGGGATAGTCTGTTGTCGACAGATAACGCCGTCCGGCAAGGTGCAATTAACGGTAGATTTACCAGTCAATACAGAACGGAATCCTCAGAGGGGAATGAAAACCGCCCACGCAATATTGCCTTCAATTATATTGTGAGAACCGCATAATGAATAACGCGATATTAAATGATGACCTTATTGCCGTACAGGCAGGAAACATCGTCGTTTATAACTATGATGGTGAGACACGGGAATATATTTCCGAATCAACTGAATATCTTGCTGTGGGTGTTGGTATTCCGGCTAATTCCTGTTTAGATGCCCCAGGCGCACATAAATCTGGCTATGCTATTCGCCGTTCGGAGGATTTAAATTCATGGGAGTATGCGCCAGACCATCGTGGTGAAACCGTCTATAGCACTGACACGGGAAACACCGAAGAAATCACGGCGCTGGGTGACTACCCGAAAAATACAACCACTATCGCCCCGTTAACACCATACGATAAATGGGATGGTGAAAAATGGGTGACAGATACTGAGGTACAACATCGTGCCGCAGTAGAAGCGGCAGAAACCAAGCGCCAGTCACTGGCTGATGCGGCAATGGATTCCATAAGTCTGATTCAGTTGAAGTTGCGGGCCGGGCGGAAGTTGACGCAGGCAGAAACCACCCGGCTTAATGCCGTGCTGGATTATATAGACGCGCTGAACGCAATGGATATAAACATGGTACCAGATATCAACTTGCCGGAAATACCACTGGCATCAGCCAGTTGAATATAACTAAGCCGCCCTCACGATATAGTTAAATGCAATATTGCGGGGGCGGGTTTCACTACCACCTGTGTTACCAATACTTCCTCGTGAATGAAGCGTTGGTGATGGAATCAAACTCCCTCCTGTATTTGTGGCATCAAGTCCCCTGCCTTGTGTATATGTTTTTTTGAAAATCGTAGCCAACTCCCATTCATCTTTTGTGTCATATCCATCGTTAGCTACAACAATATGGCGGTGTTTTTCCAACATCCCGTTTTGAATGCTCAATAAAGCGCGTGCCGCATCAATTCCTCGCCCATCATCCCAGCCACGGATAAATTCTCCGCGTAAATCCGGTAATTTATTTGTGGGTAAGCCTTTGCCAGTCCGGGATACATTTCAGAAGAAAATGCTGCACCGTTACATTTCAGCCAGCCCGTTGGTGGTGTGGCTGAGGGCCATGGAACAGGCACACCAACGGGCAGTGCAGAACCTTCTCCTAAACCAACGTTTTCATGCTGCCCTTACGATGTAATTAAACGCAATGTTGCGTGGGCGGTTTCGTTTGCAGTTGGAACAATTTTTGAAGCATCAAGGCCAATCACTTTTGGGTAAACAGCGCCGTCTGTCCTTTCTGTCACCATACTTCTGACTAAGGAGAAATAACTATTGTTTGTTGAGGAATTTAAAGGCACCACTGCCCCCTTAAACGAGCCTACTGATTCCCATATTGAATAATTTTCAGTGTTTACAGTCTTGAACTCACCATAGATATTACGTATGGCATCACCTTGAGCGGATAATATTGTTCTCCCCGCATCCGCACTACGTCCATCATCCCAGCCACGAATAAATTCACCCCGTAAATCCGGTAATTTATTGGTGGGGTAAGCCTTTGCCAGTCCGGGATACATTTCAGAAGAAAATGCTGCGCCGTTACATTTCAGCCAGCCCGTTGGTGGTGTTGCTGAGGGCCACGGAACGGGCACACCAACAGGCAGCGCAGAACCTTCCCCAAACCAACGTTTTCATGCGGCTCTTACGATGTAATTGAATGCAACGTTGCGAGGGCGAGTTTCTGTACCTACATTTCCACTAATTTCACCAAACCGTTTTACATTACGAGAGCTAATGGCTCGTAGTGAGGAAGGCACCCTTAAACCGGGTTCGTCTGTTTTAACTATTCCCCCGTCCCCGTATGTAGCCAGTATTCCAGGGTTTAATCCTTCCCGTGCACTTTCCACGGCAAGTCCGTTCCCGGTCCATAATTCCATATAGTGTGCATGATCCAAAATTGTGTGTGGCTGCCAATTAAGCAAAGCGCGGCCAGCATCCACCCCGCGCCCATCATCCCAGCCGCGAATAAATTCTCCCCGTAAATCCGGTAATTTATTTGCGGGGTAGGCTTTTGCCAGTCCGGGATACATTTCAGAAGAAAAATGCTGCACCATTGCATTTCAGCCAGCCCGTTGGTGGTGTGGCTGAGGGCCATGGAACGGGCACACCAACAGGCAGCGCAGAACCTTCCCCCAAACCAACGTTTTCGTTTTTATCCCTACCTATACCAACTATGTATTTTTCACGAAACAAAGAGGATGTTTTTTATGCAAATTGGCTATATTCGTGTGTCAACAAATGACCAGAACACGGATTTACAACGCAATGCACTGAACTGCGCAGGATGTGAACTGATTTTTGAAGATAAAATCAGCGGAACGAAATCAGCCAGACCGGGATTGAAAAAACTGCTCAGAACGCTATCAGAAGGAGATACGCTGGTTGTCTGGAAGCTGGACAGACTGGGCAGAAGTATGAAACACCTGATCACGCTTATTGAGGAATTGCGGGAAAAAGGTGTTAATTTCCGTAGTCTGACGGACAGCATTGACACATCAACACCCATGGGGCGTTTCTTTTTTCACGTCATGGGGGCTTTAGCCGAAATGGAACGTGAATTAATTGTAGAGCGTACACTGGCCGGGCTGGCAGCAGCACGCGCACAAGGACGCATTGGCGGACGTCGCCCGAAGTTGACAAAAGAACAACACGAGCAAATAGCGAGGCTGATTAAAAACGGTCATGACAGGAAACAACTGGCGATCATTTACGACATCGGCATATCGACGATTTATCGTTATCACCCTGTAGGCGATATACAGGCTGAAGAAACAACCAGGCAGACTCAGGAAAATGAAAACCGCTAATCTGACCATTAGCGGTTTTGCGTTAATCAAAACAGCCCTTTAACGGAGCTGGCCGCGCTGTTAAGGGATGATGTGACCTTATCTTTGAAGCCGGACAGCATATCACTGAACGATGAGGATTGCAGGCGCTCCCGCAAATCCTCATCACAGCGTTCAAGAGTCAGTGAAAATTCTATCTTTTTCGCCTTACCGTAGCGATCAAACTCGGAGCGGGTCGTATTCGTTCCGGTCAGGACATACATGCCGTAAATCTGCCCGACACCATCAATCAGAGGCCAGGGGCGTCCTGTATATGCCTGCGAGGTCAGCAACGAAAGCGACACTTCGCCACCTGTAATTTCAGGATAAAGCACACCAGAAAGAACGATGCGATCATCGCCTGCACCGATATACTGCCAGCTTGCTGAACGGTTAACGCGTTCATTTTTCACATGCCGCCAGCTTTTGTTTTGCTGTAACTGCTGATGCGGCAACGTGCGCAGCTCAAAAACAAACATGCCATAGATCATCATCATGGCCATGACTCCTCAATCTTTATCGTAAAAACTGCCACGCCCGGCACGGGCGCGCCGTTCCATCTCTGCCCTGACCATTTCACCGACCAGTTTCGCCAGTTCGCGGGGATTCTGTGTAACAACGTTATGCAGATGAACATGAATTTCACCACCAAATCCGGAGGCAACAGGCTCCCGGTTACGGGAAGTTACAGGAACTGATGCCACTGGAGATCGTATGGCCTCCGCCACCGGGCGGGAGCTGACCGCAACAACAGGGACCAGCGCCGGAGGCAGCGGAGCCGGGACCACGGGTGTGATATTAATTGCGGGGGCAGGCTTACTGGCCTGCGCAATCTTCCGCTCCTGCCACTCCCCACGAACAGCAAGTGCTCGGGGCAGGTTTTTAAAGACAATATCGCCGGGGCCAATGCGTTTTTTCGTCTCCTCAACCAGCTTACCTGTGTTATCAGCAATTTTGCTGAGTCTGCGTAGCGTCCCGGTATTGCTGTCTGTGAGCGGTTTGTTGTCTTTGGGTTTATCACCTCCGGTGCCATTGCCATTTTCCACAGGCTTCGGCGGATTGATTTTCGCCAGGTCCCCTTGAAGTAAGGCAACCTTGTCCTGAAGAATGGCCGCACGCTGTGCGTCTTCGATTTTCTTTCTCGCCCTTTCCGCTTCATCCGGAAGAACACCGAGTTTTTCAAGTATCCACGCCAGCGTATCCAGCAACATTTTTGCAGGCGTCAGAACAAGCTGTAACGCGCCACCAAGAACGTTACCGAATATCTCGCCAGCACTGGTACATTTATCCAGCGTTTCCTTGCTGGACTCCATCGGTGACAGCAGCGATTTAAACCAGTTAAACACCTGGCTGATCCCGCTTCCGATTGCGTCAAAAACAGGGCCAAACCGTTCAAAGGTTTCACGCAACGGGTTCAGCCTTTCCATAATCCCGCTGAACACCCCGGCAAAAAATGCCCTGATGGGATCCCAGTATTTCCAGATAAGAACGGCAGCGCCGGCAAGCGCAGCCACGATAAGACTAACCGGACTGAACAGCGCCCCGATAGCTCCTCCCAGCAAAGAAACAGAACCCGTCACCATTCCCCACAGCGCAGGCAACACCCTGATGACATTCATTGACCGGGTAAGAATGTCGAAACCAAGACGCAAGGTGGCCAGCTTCCCGTAAAGCACCCCAATAACCAGCGACAACGAGCCAATCGTTGCAGTCATTGCCAGCAACGCACCGCTTGCTATCAGTAGCTGGCGCGTCAGTACCGGATGGGCCTGCGCCAGCGAGGTGATTTTTTCAAGCACCCGCGTGAGCCACTGCGTGACAGAACGCAGCGGACCGTCAACCAGATCACTGATGCGAATACGAAGACCTTCCCATGCGCTGTCGAGATTTTTCAGGTCTCCATCAAGATTATCGGCCATTACTTTTGCAACGCGATCGGCCTCTCCCCTTGCCCCCTGCAATTCTCTGGTCAGTTTTTGCAGTTCTCCTGAACCAGCCGCCGCAACAAGCGTCTGCAAACCAACGAACGCCTCTTCTCCGGCGATGTCCTTGAAGAAGGAGACCTGGTCCACCTGTCCGTATTTTTGTGTCGCCTTATAGAGATCAAGCAGCACATCCTCCATCGGGCGCATTTTGCCTCTGGCGTCAGCAACTGACACCCCCAGCTCTTTCAGTGCATCAGCCGCAGCTTTTGGCGGTGATGCAAGGCGGGACAGACTTGCGCGCATGGCCGTACCAGCATCGCTTCCGCGAAGACCATTATTGGCAAGCATCCCGGCCATGGCCGCCGCTTCTTCAAGACTGATACCAAGTTTTGCGGCAACCGGACCGGTATACTTCATGGTTTCGCCCAGCGCGCGTAAATCAGTATTGGTCCGGGTGAATGCTGCTGTCAGCGTATCGCCAACCCGGTCCATTTGATCGGCTGTCAGGTTGAACTGTGTGAGGATATTGGAGCCTATATCAGCCGTCTCGCCGAGTTCGACGCCACCTGCCAGCGCCATATTAAGAACACCGGGCAATGCGGCCTGAATGGCCTGCGGAGTAAAACCAGCCATTGCCAGAAAGCTCTGCCCACTGGCGGCATCACTCGCAGTAAACTGTGTTTCAGAACCAAGTTTTAACGCCTGCTCACGCAGCGCCTTAAACTGCGGGCTGTTTTTGTCGATTCGCGTCAGTGCCTGAACGCGGGACATCTCTTTGCCGAACCCGATCGCAGGCTGCAAAAAACGCCCGGCAGCATAGCCGCCAGCCGCTGCAGCACCAATTGCCAGCGCACCACCTGTTTTCAGTTTTCCCGCGGTTTCCTGCGCGCGCGAATACCGCTCACGCGCCTGCGTTACACGCGCAAGCGCCTGCCGTTCGCGTTCAAGCTGGTTGTTGTACTGTTCGGTGCGTCTGATGGCCTGCTGGATGGTGTTATCGCTGCCTCAGGGAAATGCCGTGGCGTTTCAGCTCTCCGCCAATCTCCCGCATTTTCTCG